GCCTTTATTTTCACTGATCTTTCCTTAAAATACTGGGTTTTCCGCAAGGTTGCCCGTTTTAAGGCGGCCAACAAGTCGTCGCCTTGAAACATGGCTCCTAGTACGTCACAAAATGCCACTAATAAGCCCATGTAGAAACAAGTCACTACCGTATTAAACAACAGCGTCCAAGCTACCCCACTTCCTAAGAACAGTTCAATTAACACACGAATGCCATTCATAGGGGAAGTGGTTTCCCATAATTTAGCCACTGCCATCATCATGTCATAAATAAACCTTGCCACTAACAACTTGTCCATGCCGTATAGACGATGCATAAATTCTCCATAGAACCATGCAAAAAAAAAGATAGGTGCTAGCGCAGTGAGTGCTGTCCATGCTAGTAACATCATTCTCTAAAAAGTAAGGTGCTTTGGCTAAATAGGTAGTGAAGCACTCTTCGCACTCTAACGGCCCTTTATTTCGAATGGCACTAAATAAAAAATTTTTCTTTACACAGTTTTCTAAAGCCCAAGATAATGTTTTCACGACCGGTGAAAAAACCATACAAAAATGCGCTCCCTGAGCATTTACGGACTGACCCCCTTTCGGTTTACTAAAGGCATTCTTATCTGAACCTTCCCCACTTATCTTATTCTGCGCCTTAGCAGTATAATCACTGACTTGAGGAGCAGCGTTCAAAAAATCATCCCAATCACAGCGTTGTTCAACTCCGCCTTGTTTCTTGTGCTGCGTAATAAAAAACTCAGCATTAAAAGCTGCCCACAATTCACCAACATGAGGTATGTATTTAGGCTCCGCATACACCATGTCCACCGCCTGCGAGGCCAAAGTAGTTACTTCTTTGAACCAAGAAGAAGTACCCCAATATTCCTTATCCAATTCCAACAAAAAATTTTTCTCCACTTTTGAGGTCTCAGGTAGTAAGAAACGTGCTACAGCGGTGTTAATATTCCAGTAATAACTATTCGAGTGCATCACACCTTCCCTAAGTTTAAAAGGGAACATATGGACTTCACGATCCACGCTACCACATACCATTTTATCTAATTTCACTCTGACGGGATACTTGCTCGTGTCTACACTAATGTAATCCTTAGTAACGAAAGCTTGTTCGGTGTGCACAATGTCAGGTTCATAAATCCAACATTGACGGAGATCTCCACGAGGGGGATATACGTAATCAAAGAACAAATGAACGTATTCAAAATCATCAAGAGTGAGGGAACCAGGATGAAAAGCCAAACCTTGCGCAAGCATCTCAGGGCGCGGGACACCCGGCACCAAAATACTATGTCCAACTTCCAACAAAACTAACTCGGCACAATCTTCAACTAAAGGTCCGCTCTCACCGTCAACTTTAACCCAACCTTGGTCAACTTTTATCAAGCTAAACTCATTTACAGGGTTGTCCATAAATATCTGGTGTTTTTGAGACTCATCCACATAAGCA